CAGAAGTACACCACCCTCACTGTCGCGATATTCCACTTGAAACACTTATTCGGCTCAAAGGCTCTTGAATAAGTAGGAAAATCCACAGACTTAAGGAGATACACCTCAAACCCTTCCATGCTTTAGCATTTTCGGCCGTCGACCGGGAAGCCAGTTGGCTAAACAAAAAATAATTGAACGTGTCCGGAACTATCAACGGCCAGATCGATTAACGACTCAGACAATGAAGGCTGAGAAGAATAAATAGGATCTGAGTAGGGATAGAGCCTTTCTACTAAAACATCTGGATCTGGAAACAAGTTCGAAATCCAGCCCCGTTTTAGAGCCCGTTCCCACACACGTTTATTATTATTAATAACACTAAGAACCATCCTAGAAGAGTCACGAAGACTCCGTTTCCTCACCTTATCACGAGGATCACCTCCAATCATCTCCTCCAATCGAAAACGGAACAACACGGTAGAATAGATTGAGCCTTTAAGCTCATCAAAACGACGTGTAGATTCATTCACAACTGGAGAAAAACGGATTGGGAGATCACGAATAAGATGACTAACAGAGGATTCTAACTCTAAAAGTTTTTCTGGAATAATAGTTCGTAAACCAGAAGATGGCATAATCGAAAGATAGTGTGCAATGCGAAGGTCCAACTTACTAGGTTGTAAACCAGGACCACCGGAAGGTAAACCAATACCACCCAGGGGTTCAGGAATATACCAAGGGAGAGGAGTCAGACGATCGAGCAGATCACGGTTATAGTTAATGAACATTCTAATCAATCTATCACGTAAGTGGGACGGAGCACTCTTAACAAGAGAGCGACATCTGGAACCGAGAGAATCGGTAGAACAGATGGCACTTAGTAAATTTGCAGATTGGTCAGTCCAATCAGAACGACCCATCGCTAAACCAAGATTGATAAATGGACAATAATCATAAGGACAAAAACGATATGAAACTTTTTGACCAAATAATCTATCTAGAAAGTATTTAACTTCCTTAGAAGAAATTAATTCAAGAAATTCCATCACCAATGAATAACTACCGTGGAAAATGGAATTTAATTTCCTTTTCACGGTTATCATTTGGTCGTGATCCGCAAGAATAATTTCAAAAGCAGAGACGAAATTGGGACCAGAAATATTTGTTCCAGCGAGTGAGACTGTTATTCTCTCCTCGAGCTGGTTAACTAAAATTATGGTATGTAAGCCAGGATTAACCCGGAACATCTCTGAATTCATACAGAGAAAATCTCTCGAGAAATAACATTTGCCGAGGGACTCTACAAAACCAAAATATTTAATCACATTCCGCCAATGGGTCTGAAGCTCAGAAGATCCCTTCATCACACAATCATCACCATTAATTAACAGTGGGCAATTACTTAAAGACAGATTCCGACGAGAATCTAACTCTAAGGCCCAGCGGCACATACAGGCATTAATAATGCAGAGGACAGGAAAACTCACTATTGAACCCATTAGCTGCCCTTTCTTCTGAGGAAGAAAGGAGTCAGACAAAGGATCAAGAATGAGATGACCAGTCATAGCAGTAAGAAAAAAATCCTGTTCAATATCGGAAAGATTCCAAACACGAGAAATCTCATTCACTACAATATTAGAAAATACTGAGTAAACAAGATTAGTAGCTTGGGAATAATCACCGGACATATACCAACCAGGCTTAGAATGAAGACTATCTAGGATACTCTCAGGGGAAATAGGCTTGCCTATTAATTGAAAAACCCTTTGATCCTTTAGAACAGTCCAAAGTCTTCTCTGTAATGGTTTTAACACTGCATAGAGGAGAGAAGGTCCCTTAGAGATTACCCGAACCTTATTAGGCTCAGGAAGACCAACAAGCTTAACCTTTCTCCCCTCAGCATTAGAACCATAATACTCAATAGAGGCCTGCTCAACAAGCGTCCAATAAAATGACTTAAACAACTCTTTAAATTTTTCTGGTATTTTAACTACCACATCCTTTCCGGATGTAGTAGATATACCAGAGAAAAACATATTGAGTTCCTCAACGTCATAAATATTCTCTTCCCTAAACTTAGTGAACCATGAAGATTCACTAAACTCACCAAAAGCACCGAAAGCACTACGTGTACGTAGATACGTTCCAGAGCTCGTAGGGACAAAAGGAGAGATGCGATCCTCATCAGTATAACTAGTATACCGAAGAACCTCACGGACGGTCCTTCGCAGTTCCTCAATAGAATTTTCCTTTGAGAGGATATAGTTGAAACTTGTGCGTGCACTAATTTCTCCGATATCACCCCAGGAAATACCAAAAGATGGACTTGGATAGACACGGGACTCTGACGTTAACTCCTTAAAGGTTTTCACCTCACCGGCATTAACGGTAGCCTCATCAGGAAGAATAAAAGATTTCTTCAATAATAAAACCGAGTTTATAAAACCCAGAAAATTAACGGAAGAAAGATTATTCTTTAAACGAAGAGTATATCTATAATAACGACCCCCGACTAGGACAGAAGGATTATCAGACTCCGGAATCCATGAAGGACGATCCGGAAGGGTCTGACCCAACCAAAAGGCAGCAAAAGAAGCACATTTATACTTCATAAAGTCAGACCACAGATGGCCATGACAAACATTGTGCCAATAGAGTAACGTTCTCTTAGGAAGGGTTGGAGACTCAAGTCCATAGAGACCCCAAAGATCCATAATCTTATCGAGAGCTTGATGAAGAGGAGAAGTAAGACGATTTAATTCGACCTTCTCCAACTCTAATTGCTCACTAGACATAACAGGTTGAACCTGACTAAGCTTATTAAATTTTCGATTATTCGTATTTTTAATTTGTTTAGAACCGACAAAATGTCGGACCCCCCTTGGGGATTTCATATTACTCACCACACCGTTACTAGTGTAAACACTGGGAACAGGAGGGATCACAGTAATATGGGAGCTATCCCTACTACCAACTGGCTTTGTAAGCAAAATTGCTTTCAAAGGGTGTTTC